CGCTTTGCCTTGTACCAATTGATATGATCGTTCCAGTTATTGAACTCACCTCGAATCGGGCAGAAGAACTGCCCATTATAGGGCGGTTTGGTTGTGTCCTTATAGGACAGGTTTAACTCAGTTTGCCGCATCAGATTCTCCTTTAAACCATTCAACTAAAGTGTCAGCTCGGAAGGATCGCCAACCTTCTTTATCTAGACACCACACTACCAAGTTGGCGGACTCTTCACGTTGTTCTAGAATCTCTGGTACATTGTGTTTAGATAATTCAACGTTCAGAGTGCAAGGCATGACCCTACGACCACCATCATTGATCTTATCGAAGACCACTGTAACGACACCTTCTTTTAAAGCTGTGGTTAAACCTTTAATTGTAGTATGTTTTTGAAGCATTATAAAGTTTCCTCTTGCTGAATTTCGACACTAATCCTAGAGGGAACCACTTCCACTCCACCGACAAGGTCAGATGATATCAAATCGCTTAGACGATTCTTTTTACTGCGTGTCCATTTCAAACCAACGTACACACGATACTGTTGTTTTGCAGTTACTAATACCGACTTGTTCCATTCTTCGTAACCAACTGGTGAAATTTGTCGAACCACATTCTTAACACTAGAATTGGTTTCTGTTGCCATCTCTACACTAGATTCGTCACCCGCTTCTACCACGGAGTACTCGGTGTCTTTGTTTACTTGACCAGCTATCTGGTCAGCAAGGTCCGCCTTAGCAATCATCATAGCCTTTTCAACCGCTAGTTGAAGGTTAGATGAAACCGCAGTACCAACACCGTAAATATATCCGTGTTTGTTTTTCCGATCAAGTAATCCACGCTTCTCTTCAGAATCAATGTACCACTCGGGAATAAGGTTGAGTATTGTATTCTCGGTAGACTCTTGTTTTACTTTATAGTTAGACGCACATCCAACTGTTAACATCAATACCGCTACTACTAATAACGCTTTCATAATATATTCCTATTTTGCTAATGCTATAATAACACCAATGAGACCCACATCTACCAGCTGGACTTTTACGTAGTCACCGAATCGATTACGAGGATCAAACTTCTGTTTGCCTTCTTCAGTCGTTTCAGTACATTTTCGGACTTTGGTTTCTTTAATCAGTTGTCCATCTTCGAAGTGTTGCGTCACCTCATAGTGACAATTGCTAGACGATTCTTCTTCTGCGTATGCGCTAAATGCGAACACCAGAAACAGAAAAAGAATAAAGATCTTGAAAAATGTTTTCATAATATAGTACTCGTTCATAAGAATAGTTATTATAACACATTCTTAACGGGTTTGTCAACCTCTTAAGATTCCTTGGAGTTTATCTTCAAAGGCTTCAACTTTCTCTAGACGATTGGGCCAGTAGATATAGTCCTTCTCAGGATTGGCTTTAAGACTATTCAGCAGAGGTGTGACCGCATTGTACAGTTCGTGCAACTTGTTGTGGTAATCCAAAACGTTGTCTGCTTTCTGCTGCAACTCAATAACTGCATCCAGTTCGTCTTCAGTTACCGCAGTAAATCCAAAATCAAAAATGTCTTCACTCATCTTCGGTCTCCAGTGTGAAAGTAAAAGTATCGGGAGTGTAGTCTGCACTGTTCATCAGAAACTCTAAGATGTCCTCACGCATAATTTCAGTCTCCATCTCTTCGTGCGCTCGATTACGTTCTTTTTTAAATGCCATAAAATCAATTACATTATCCACAGAGAGGTGCTCCTTTTACACGATTTACTCTATCCCATTCGTCAGGCGACACATCGTTCAATCGCATATGATGACCAGGCGCTAACTTACCGTCGTACTCAGGATAACCATGTTCGTGTTGATCGTTGACAAACTTGGTCTTGTTCTCTTCGTCATGAATGTACAACTGAATGACCGCATAGTGCAGGATCTTCATGAGATCTTTACGTGCTTCTTTGGCGTTACCTTTGCGACCATACCGCTTGGCATACTTGATCACATTGCCCAAGCAAAAGCCAGTACCATGCCCACTATCAATAATGATATCCGTGGCTTGATATTTGTCCGTAGCGTAGTGCTGATCATATGTTTTGTCAACATACTCCATTAACTCCTGTACTAGTTGATCTTCATTAAACTTGTAATTCATTCACTCGTCTCCGTAAGTCACTTGTTGAGAACCTATGGTCTCGTTTATTAAAATATATCTCAATGCCTCTACTGGCACAAATTGCTCGGCCGGTAAACGTAGAGTCTTTGTATTCTTCACCTATTATTCTAACATCTAAATCAAGCATTGTCAAGATATCTTCCAGATCTTGTTCTGTTTGATAGGGAATAATTTCATTGACATATTTGCAAGCATTCAATTGTGCATAACGTTCAACCAATGTCTGTACAGGCGCGTTCTTGTTTACGCGATCAAGTGATGGATCAACCTGCAACCCACAAATCAAATAGTCACACTGGTCTTTTGCTTCACGTAACATTGCGATATGACCTGCATGAAGCAGGTCAAATGCGCTTGCGGTGAATCCTGTAATCATATTATCACCAATTATGTACTATATTAGACATGATAAAAAAACATGTCATCAAATTCACACCAACAATTATAGTTCTTACTATTGTAATGTAACGATCATAGGGTTCTGTCTTATCGTCAGAATAACCACCCAACGAATACTGCCATATCGTCCAAAATTTAATTAAGCTTTTCTTTACTGTCATCATTATACGTTATGATTAAATCACCATCTTCGTCAATTTCTATTTCTTTGGCATCAAACGCTTCCATGATCATACCCCAAGTAAATAGAATACCAGATTCTCTTCCAAGAAATCTACCAATAAAATAGGCTACGGCTATTAAACCAGTCGCAATTGCTGTGTGTAAATATGGGTCCATGCGAATCTCCTAATTGAACTTAATACCTTTTAGTTTTTCGCCTGCTCTTGTTTTTTCAAAGACGGGAATGTCATCATCCTCTTCTTTGGTCAAGGTCTGTTCGGACTGTTCAACATCATAAAGTCGCATTTTAGATCTGTCAATACCAACAACGAAACGTTTATTGGCACTGGGATCGTTGTAACGATTCTTCAACTGTTTTACCATTATCTGACCGAGTTTATCCATCTCCTCATTTGATACTAGAGCAAACATTAAATCCGCAGTCGCCGGTAAACCGAACGATTCAGAAGTATCTTCTAGCCCGGGATCAGAGTTACCAAATCCACTTCGGGTCGTTTGCGTTGCAGACATGATAGGGACATTGAACTCAACCGCTAGCCCGCGCAACTCTTCTGCAATGCTCTTGATGTAGGAGTATGAGTTAATAGCACCACCCATGCCCTTCATTCTAGAAGACGCACATATATTTAGATAATCTACAAAGATAATTTCAGGTAAAAACTTTCTTTTTAACTTCAATTCGTTTAATAATGCACGAAAATGACTTGTGTGAGCAGCACCAGTAGGATACTCTTTGATGATCAGTTTACCTTGTGTACTAGCAGCAATCTTACCAACACGATCTTTAAACATCTTTTCTGACATATGATCCAACTGGTCAATAGCAACGTTCATCAAGTTAGCATCAATACGTTCGGCGATGCGTTCTTCTGCCATCTCTAATGTAATGTAAAGGACATTACGACCTTGCGATAGGGCACTGGCGGCGACATGACACATGAACAGAGACTTACCTACACCTGTACCTGCCAGCGCGATGTTCAGCGTCTTATTTGGCAAACCACCTTTGGTAATGGTATTGAAGTACTCAAGGTCGAACGGAATACGTTCTTCTTGCTCATGATAAAAGGCGTATCGCTCGTCAACGTTCTCAAGATAATCATGACCTACGTTGGTGTCAAAGCACACCGCCAGTGCGTTCTGTAAGATGTCTGGGAGAGCATCCTTTGTCATTGTATCGTGTTTACCATCAATGATCTGGATGCTCTCCATGATCGCCAAATAGACTGCGCGATCCTGACACCATTTTTCTGTTGTATCTAATAACCACTCTTCATTCTCATCCTTGGCTTCAAAGATGGTAGGCAGAATGTCAAGGGCATGTGTATATGTTTGTTCAGTAAATTTACTGGACTGGTCTATCTCCACTTTGAAAGCATCAAGCGAGGGAAGCTTATTATACTTACCAACAAACCTGATGATCTCACCAAACAATGATCTATAAACACCTTCAAAGAAATCAGGCTTAATGAAAGGTATAACTTTACGCATATACTCTTCATTGGTTAGCATATTTCTAAGAATGGTCTGTTCTAAATCAATCTTCATTATCTTCCTCAGGTTTACCGTAAACTAAAGAGCCGTCTTGTGCGGCGGCTTCTAAAATATCTTCTAATACATCAGCAGCGAAATCTTGAAGATTAGTATCTTCTTCTGTTAAATCACCATCAGGGCTTGATTGTATCATAAAATTAAACTTTAAGCAATCGTTTTCGAAAGCAATGTTACCATAACGAATAACAGTCTCAACAAAATCGCCTTCGATAAATCTTACATCCCAAGCCTGCTTGTTACCCCCGCCATCACTGGCGGGAACAAGTTCATAATCAACACTTTCTTTAGCCATTGAAATCACCTTCAAGTTCAATGTCTAAGTCTACAACCGCACTGCCAACTTGAAAAGCATTCTTCACAAATTCTTGAAAGCTTTCTTGTGCTAGAATAGAAGCCCAGAAGTCTCGGTCAAGATCAGCAAGACGATACTTCTTCTCTTCACCTACTTTCTGATACCAACCGTTAGATGGTTTAACAACATCACCACTCGCCATCGCAACATCAAGCAAACCAGACATCTCATCGATACCACCTTCCCACGAAACAGTGATAGGGATCTT